GGAGGCGATTGTAAATGAGTAATATGAAAGTCGTATATGACTGCGAGAAAAAAACTACCTCTTACATTCCCTTATCAGGAGCAGAGATAGCAGAGCGTGAAGCGCAAGCAGCAGCATTTGCCGCAGAACAGGCTGCTAGAGAAGCAGCCGAAGCAGCGCAAGAGTAATACCAATTTAAGGAGTAAATCATGGCAGGTACAACAACTAAGGGGTTTAGATACCCAACGGCTTCTGATGCGCCAGCGATTCATACTGCGTTTCTTAATTTAGCGACAGATGTTGATACCTACCTTGATGCGCCACAAGTTACGACCAGCGTTGTATTTGAAGGTGCTACCGCAGATGCTTTTGAAACTACGCTTACAGTTGTAGATCCAACGGCAGATAGAACTATTACTTTGCCGAATGTTAGCGGTACAGTAATTACCACAGGAGATACAGCAACAGTTTCGGCGACAATGTTAGTTCAGACTTATCAGACCACAGCCCTTGCTGCTACTGCTGCTACAGATGCGCAAAACTTCGCAAGAGTTACAGGATTCATGCTCGGTGGTATGTAATGGCATTTACCTATGTTGACCCCTCATCAGGAGATAGAGATAAAGTAAGATTTCTAATTCAAGATACTGATTCAACTGATGCTCATTTACAAGACGCTGAAATAACTTATTTAGTAAGCACTTGGGGAAATGTCTATGATGCTGCTATCGCTGCTGCTGAAATCATTTCAGGACAGTATGCTAATAAGACAAACTACTCTCGCAGTATTGGCGATTTATCTATCTCAGAGTCTTACGCTACCTCAGCAGGAGAGTTCCGTTTAGTAGCAGATAGGCTTAGAGAGCAGAAGAATAGAATTTATCCACCTACGCCAAAGATTAACGCTTCTGCTATTGTTAGCACAGGAGACAGAACACAAACAGTATTTAGTACAGAATTCCGCACAGGACTTCACGACTACACAGTATAAACTTGGGGGACTATGGCTTACGTATCAGGACAACCCAATCATTGGTTAAAAGACATGACCGATACTATTACTGTTTACAAAGCAACTACTGTAAATAATTATGGCTCAAAAGCAATAAGCGCAACTCCAACTACCTTTTCCTGTCGCATAATTTCAGATGTAAAGACTTCTCGTGATGAACAAGGAACTCAGGTTGTTGAAGGCGGAACTTTATACATACTCTCAGATGCAGATATTGAAGTTGGGGATAGATTAGACTTGCCGGGAAGTAATGCAGACCCAAGAATATTAGATGTCAATAAAGTAACTTATAGTGCAAACGGAACAGCAACAGTTCACCATACTAAAGTTAATTTTGGTTCCCTTGGTGGCTAAAACTGAAGTATCTATAGATACGAAGAAACTTATGCAATTACTTACTATTGGTGGGCCAGAGACTTTACTAACAATTGGGCAAGCACTTTATCGTGAAGGTGCAATAATATTTGAAGAGAGCCAAGATGAAGTTCCAGTTGATACAGCACTTCTTAAAACTTCAGGTAAATTAGGATTTCCACAAATAGAAGGAAGTAGTGTTGTTGTTGAGATTTCTTATGGAGGGGCTGCTGGAGAATACGCATTAGATGTTCATGAAGACTTAGAAGCAAGACATCAACCAGGAAAGAAAGCCAAGTATCTTGAGGACCCAGCCAGAAGGCGTATAAAGGGCATGGACGGGCGACTACTGGCTTCGGTTAGAAAGGCTATGGGTATCTAAGTGGCGACCGTATTAGAGGCTCTAGGGGCTTATATAGACACTAATAGAGGCGACCTAACCATAGGAACTAATCTCTTTCTATCAAAGATGCCAGACACTCCAGATACATGTGTATGTATTTATGAATATCAGGGAAGTGCGCCAGTAATGACCTTTGGCGCAACTGCAATACAGATGGATAGACCAAGTGTTCAAATCTCTGTTAGGGCTGCTAGAGATGATTATGCAACAGCAAGAGACCTTGCTCAAGCACTACGAACTCTAGTTTCAGGAATAGTAAATGAAACCTCTTCGGGCGTAGTGTTGAAAAGAGTTGAGCCAACTGGAAGTTTCTATGCCCTTTCTGTGGATCAACTTGAAAGACCTCGTGTCGTGTTTAACTTGGATTGCCATGTTGGGGTATAGACTTGGAGCCGTCAGAGAGTAAGAAAGATATCTACGGAAGGGGTACTAATCGTGACGAAGTCCCAAGATGCTGGAGATGTAATCGCATTCTCGCGGAATACCTTACAAGACCATGGAAACTCAACTGCGGAAGATGTAAAGCAACAAACCAACAGATTGCTTGATTTTGAAAATGCACTAGATAGTTTTATACCAAGCAAAAAATCAAACGGAATGGTCTGTTCAGTAAAAAAAGTTTTAGATGCGTTACCAGAGTCTAGTAAAAATAAATTAGTAAGTCTTATGATAAATCCTGAAGTATTATCTTTAGATTTAGTCGCTTTATTAAAAGGTTATGGATTACCAGTTAGTGCTGAAGTCATGCGCCGTCATAGAAGAAGAGCAAAAGGTGGTGGCTGTTCTTGTCCATGAACCTAGATGATGAAATGGACAAACTTCTTCAGACTTCAACCAACCCAACTAGCGAACCAAGATTAAATAAAATTGGAGCAGAGTGGCAAGCAGGAGTTATTTGGAACGGCAACGAAGGAACTATAACAACTACTGCATTACCTTTAGAAGAAGCACCTAACTGGGAAACAATACTTCGTATTTGGGGATTAGAGCCATCAAAGTTTAGAGTAATAGAGCCAGTGTTATTTAATGTTTGGGGTAATCCTGATGGCGCATTAAATCGCCAATGGAAAGGTAAAGTTGTCCAGATAGCAGATGATGTTAAGAAAGAAGATTTAACTAAGTTAGAAAATGAAATCAAGAAACACAAACCAAACCTTAAGAGTTCCTTTGTTGGAGAAGGTGCAATGGTAGTAGTTTTATCCGACTGGCAGATAGGTAAAGCAGATGGAGATGGACTTAAGGGAACGATTGAAAGAATACTTAACGCAATAGATAAAGTAGAGATAAGAATTAAAGAACTTGAAAAACTTAAAAGACCAATAGGTAAATTAGTAGTTCTTTGGACTGGTGATTCCATAGAAGGTTGTGTGGGACATTACGCCCAACAAACATTTAGTGTTGAATTAGATAGAAGAGATCAAATAAAAGTAGCAAGAAGACTACTTAGAGATGCTTTAATTAGGTGGAGTAAATACTTTACTGTTGTTCAGGTCTTAGCGGTAGGTGGTAATCATGGTGAAAACCGCAACAGTTCAGGTAAGTCATATACGACCCTAAACGATAATGATGATGTAGCCATAGTTGAACAGGTAGCAGAAATCCTTGAAACTAACCAAGAGGCTTATGGTCATATTCAGTTTGCTATTCCCAAAGATAGACTAAGTATTACTGCTGAAGTTGCCGGTTGGGTTTTAGGAATTACTCATGGTCACGCAGCAAGAAGAGGTGGTCAGGGAGTAGAAGGAAAGTTAAGAAGATGGTTAGAAGGACAATCATTAGGTCGCCAAAATGTAGGTGGTGCAGATGTATTAGTTTCAGGACACTTTCATCATTTTAGAGTTGCCGATTGGGGTGGTTGTGTTTGGCTTCAAGCACCAGCAATGGACGGAGGAAGTGATTGGTGGAAAGAAATGTCAGGCGAAAGGTCAGAGGTAGGAGTTTTAACATTCTGTATGTATCCTGAAATTAGAGTTACGGACATATCAATTCTAAAGTAAGTCCAGTAGTATTATTTGACTAAATCGTGCTAATCTTGATCAACCGAGTCCATAGAGACCCCACTACATATAGAGCCAAGTGCCCAAGGTAGTTGGGTCTGTGTTGCCCAGAGGAGAAACTTAATGACACAATACCGAGTCTTAACAGGTATAGATTATCCACCCGATAAGCGAGCAGAGTCGGGAACTATTGTTTCAGACATTCCAGAAAAATCAGCCAAATGGTTACTTGACCAAGGCTTAATTGAAACCACCGATGGCAAAACAAAAATCGTTGAACCTATAATTGAACCTGAAGTTACTTTTGACCCACAAGCAACAGATGGCGATAAAGACGGATTTGTTCAAGATGGAACAGAATTCCAACGCCCAGTCGAAGAGAGTAAATAATGCCTACATTCCGCCATGGTAAAAACACAACAGTATTAAGTGATGATTTTGACCTAACTACTTATCTAAACAGCGCAACTACTGCTTACTCAGTTGATACTCCAGAAACCACAACCTTCGGGTCTTCTGATCGCTCTTATATTGTTGGGCACAATGAAGGTTCGATATCTTTCGGAGGGTTATTTGATGGAACTACCGCAAGTGCGGACTCGATTTTTCACGCTGCCCTTGGAAGTGCTACAGATAAAGTAGTAACGATATCTAACGACAGCACTAGTATCGGTGGAAGAGCGATCCTCGCAGCAGCGAATTCTACCTCATATGAGATTAGTAGTCCTTTAACTGATGTTGTTTCTGTTTCGGCAGAGGCAATAGCGGACGGAGGATTGGATTCAGGGGTTTGGTTAGTTTGCCAGACTGCTGTATCTACAACTACCAACACTACTGGTGTTGATAATGCTGCTTCATCTGCTAATGGTGGAGTAGCGCACTTGCATGTAACTACAAACGCTAGAACAGCAACTACTGTAATCGCAGTACAGCACTCAGCAGATAATTCAACATGGGCTGATTTAGCCGTGTTTGGAACTGTAGGAATTGCTTCAAAAGATTACGAA